GCCTCGGTTTTGACTACACCGTCTAGCTCAGTTTTAACCCCTAGATACAGTGTTCCGTCTGGGTAGTAGTGGTTTATCATTGTATTGCCTTTGGTGAGTTAGGAGGATTTGCGAGCAAGCAAGCCCCAACCCACGGGAAGTAGGTTTCGGGACGTTGCATTGCCTTCGGAGCCGTCAGTGTGGACAGCGAGGCCGTATCAATGAGTCAGTTGATACAAGCAAGTCTGCAAGGGATGCTGACCCATCCCCCCGCGCCGCATTCAGACTTTTCGCAAGTTGCGGTGGCCCCGCGCTAATCTTTTGGGCCTTAAAACTGCGCTCGGTGAGAGACCCCTTACGGGTGACATATCCTTCGCAGTCGCTTGGGAAAGAAGTTATGACGAACACTAGATGTAGTATATAATCAGTGCGTCGGGTTCCTGCTTTCCTGTTTTAGTCGGGATTTAGGCTTTCTCCAGGGCCACCGACACCTCGAATAATAGACCGTCCCCTTGAGACTTGCAAGCCCCTAATGTCGTGAGACACAGGGGCCTTTTTTTAATGCGTCTCAGCGGGTCTCTCGAGCCACTCTTCAAAAGCATCGTTTGCCTCCTGGGATTCATCCAGAAAGGCCTCAAAATCGCTCACATAGGCGCAAAGGGTCATCACGGCATCAATGTCAGGCTGGTCCAGTAATATGGCCTCTTTGACTATCCATTTACTTAATTCGTCCTGGTCTAACATTCTGAATTTAACTTGCACCATTGAGCCTGTCCTCCTGGACCTTTAGTTGTTCGTTGAGCTCCACCAGGATCTCTTCGTAATCCGCCTTGTACAGTTTAACTGGCTCAGACTTCGTGCAAATCATATCCTCGACAAAGTCCTTACCTAATTGGTCAATCATAAAAATAGTATAAGCCTGGGCAGCCGTACCGCCAGACTTCATCCCGAAGCAATTGCACCCGGCACATTGAGGCCATACATTCCTCTGGTCTAAACACCACTTACTACTGGACCTGGGAATATAGTGACCGCCGTGCATGTTGTCTCTGTAATGACGCTTAACGCCGCAGGTAACGCACTGAACGATGCCATTATCGTCTGCGTTCTTCATCCTGGTTAAGAGCTGGATCGCTGTGAGGCACTTAGCCTTTATAGCCTTCGATGACACTCTGCATCTCCTCCAGGCGCTGAGACATAGACTCAACATCCATCTGCATCTGGTTAATGATCTGAACGATTTCCATTAAGTCGTCTTGGTCGAGCTCTACGGTGATTTTCATTTAAAAGGGATTCCTCGATCTAAGCAGATGATAGTTTTCTGAGCCCGGCGATAATCGTCAGGCCGCATACTCCCCATTCTATGCAGGAGCAGTTGAATGCTGAAAGCTTTCTTAGTGACAGGCCAGAGGCGCCTTATAAGAATGATGTCTTGAGGAATTATGTAATGCTTGGAAGACGAGTCAGCTCTGCTCTCTTCGTCGCTTGTTTCGTGCGCCATGTCTCGAACCTCGTGTCCATTACCTTATCTGGTGTCTCAGTTTAGCAGATTGGTAAACCGCCGCCTTAATGCCCTGTAGGAGCTCCAGATAGTCCTTATGAGAGTAAGCAAACCTCTCCTGCTTCTGTAGGGCCACGCCAGGGTTGTCTGCCTCCGCCTGAGCCATAAGGATAGCCTTAAGACTCTTGCGGTATTCAAGTAAATAAATCCTGTTGGACTCCGCCTCCGCGAACTTCTCCCCCAGGGCTTCGATCTCGCTGAAGTTTTCTGCGCTCAAAGCTTATCTCCACATGTTTTTTTACGATAGGGATCCACTCGCCAGGTACTTGTTGCAAAGCTGCTAGTCTCTCCTCCTTCGTCTTCAACGCTATAATCTCCGCCGCGTACTGGCGGGGCGCACGAATTAAAGATCTCAAGAATCACATCTCCCGGTTCTAAAAATTGTTTATCGACGACCGTATAGCCCTCGAAGTTCATTACAATGGCGTGAGGCCGGCGAAAAGTTTCTGCGCTCCAGGCAGCCTCCTCCATCGCCTCAGACAGCAAATCGAAATCACTCCTTGCTTGCTGCATCTTTAACACCCTCCCGCATAAAGGTTTGATAACTAACACCCAGGGCGTCGCAGTATTCAAAGAGGGTGCTTATCTTCACATCCTCCTTAGAGCTGAAGTAGCTCACCATCTGCTTGGGAACGCCAAGGCGCCGAGCCAGTTCTACTGACTTAACGCCTCGCTGGTCCTGGAGCTTTCGTAATGTTTTACCAAAGTCCATAAGTTACCTACCAGGGAAGGTCTTCTGCAAAGTCATCAGGCATCGCCGGCGCAGCGGGCGCATTAACTACCTGGTCCTTAGCCTGTAAAGACAGAGAAACCATAGGCTTCTTACCACCCTCGTTAGAGGTCCATGCTGAGGTCCAGAATTCGGTCGATTTACTGCAATGAGAGCACGTTACGTTCATGCTCCCCTTTAGCTGTGGGTGAGTCTCTTTCTCTCTGCGATCGTTCTTCCAGAGGGCTCCACGGTTGCTATTATCGTATTGCATTATTACTTCTCCATAGGTTTGTTATTAACGTAGTTAAAGCGACACAGTCGTCGCATATCAAGTAATCGTTACGGATCTTGATTCTTTCCATGCAGCATTCGCATGATTTATAGCGCTTCCCTCTTTCAGCCTGTCTGGGATTCTGATTCATCTCCACCCCCATTGGCTGTGCGGAATTTGGTAGACTTTATGATCTCCCGCTCCCTGGTTGTAAAGGGTCCGCCCTTGCTAGGAGCCTTCCAGAGGCGACGCTTAACCTCATCATCAAGAGAGAACCATTCCTCAGATGCGGTGCTTAAATCATCCAGGGAGATTCCTGCCTTGATAGCCAGGATAGAATCTGAATAAGCCAACATGGTTGTCGTGTTCTCAATGAGGAGCTCGTTAACCTCTTTATCAGACATGCCGGCGTTCTGCTGAGTGATAGCGTTAGCCACCTCGTCCGCAGTAGCATACTCGGTGCCACCCAGCCCGAACGCCGCGAGACAGCGCCCGATCGCAGAAGTCTCGCAGTTCTCGACGTGTGACGTACGGTTGATGTTGGTAGACCCTCGGACCTCATGTGCGAGCCCGGTAGCCAGGAGCTTGCCGTTGTCGCTGATGGACGCCTTAACAACAACGTCATCACCTTCCCATCTGACAATCTCTGTCTCGATAGTAAGATCAGGGCTCACCTCACGGAACGCATGAACGCGCTCTGCAACTGTGTGATATTCCTTACCATGTATATTTACTGGCATAGAACCTCCGCACGCTCAGAGTTTATTTGCAGATGGATTCTGGTTTCCTCAGAATCTTTCACATAAAGCTCATAGATCGCCTTGCAAAACTCAGCTCTTTCCGGGCTTGCAAAGGGATAAGGATTAGGAGCGAAATGCCCGTCGTTCTCAAAAAGATGCTTGGCCAGATCGGCCGGGGATATTTGTTCCATCATGATTAAGCCTCCAGTAATAAGAAGCTTAATTCTATGACCTTATGGGAAGGGAGTCAAACTTTATTGATACTTGCCTGTCCTAATAATCTCTGACAATTCATTTGCTCTAGCACCCACCTGAAGCGCGTACTTACTGTCGAGGAGCTCGTCTGCCGCCAGGTCGTAGTCACGGTTCTCAAAGGCTTTTATCATGCGACGGAAATGTCTGAACCGAGTATGGCCAATATTAAAGATAAGATTAAGGCATGCGTCCTGGCGCACCGGGTCCATCATCCTGAACCATCCGTACTGATTTAGTTCCTTCTCAAATTTAGCAATGTCATTGCGCAGGAGATACATAATCTCGTCTTCGGTGAGAGGGTTGTCCTCAAGGTTCCTTCCGACCCCGATGGTGATCTTGCCGGCGCTGCACTCGTAGGGTAAAGACCTTTTACCTTCGTGCCTGATAAGCATCTTTTCGAGCTCAGTCTTCATCTTCGTATAGCTCCAAGGATATTAGGAATTGAGCCTGGGCCTGTAATAACCCAACAATGGTATGAACGTCTAGGCCTAATTCAAGAGCCTTAGTAGTCAGCTCTGTCAGCTCCAGGTCATAAGCACCCATAATCCCATAGTAATCATCCAGGCCGGTAGCCTTGGGAAAGTCCACTACATTATCTGTCATGAGCCTATCCTGCACGGGTCGATCAGGGTTATCCCGGTCGTTAGTAGGATTGTAGCCCTTCCTGCGGACCGCGCATACGTCATTGGGAAACTGCAATACCATTTCAAGTCCTCCGCCACTCCCCTGGTTATATCGCCCAGTTGGTAGCCATCCTTGAGGTTATTGCTAACCGCGCAGCTCGACAATGTTAAGGAAATTACCAACAACAAGCTTGCGGTAACCATCCATCGAGTGATCTGAAACGCTGTCGCCCAGGCCGAAATCAGTCTTAACATAGTCGCGCTCCGGGTTGATTATGGTCCGCCCGTCATTATCAAAGTAAACCATCGTCTGGTTTTTGTCAGGTCTATAACATAACTTGGGTATTCTGGTAACAACATCGGAACCAGATACAAACGATATCTGCACTTGCAAGTGAGTCATGCTCTGCTTAGATCGGGCCAAGAATACATTCGGCTTGCCAAAGCATACCAGGGAGAGGTCGGTAAAGTCCTGGCAACAATGAGCCGAGAGCTCTGCCAGAGCTGCACCAAGGGAGTGACCGCAGAACACGGTTCGCTTGTTGGGATCTAAAAGTCTTCGGATGCGCTTCCAGACAGACTTGTGAGCCGTCACAAAGCCCGCATGAGCCCATCTACGGTTATATCGGTAGGGTAGGGCAGATATGTTAAAAAGCCAATCCTGGGGCTGCTGTGTGCCTCTGAAGACGACGTAGTTAACCTTCTCGCCAATGACTACAAAGGCAGTCGTTGAGGTCCACCAGGACTCGATCCTGATGCAATTGGGGATATCAGAGTAAGACTGCAATGAGTAGCTTGCGGCCCTCTCTATGCACTCTCTACTCGACGCAGGTAATTTCAATACGGTTCGGTGCTACTGCTACTGCTACCGCCTCACGATTAGCGGCCCTGGACTCAGCCGGGAGCTCGCAGTATTTATTGACGCCATCAGCCACAAACTGGACCTGGCTGCATGATGCTAGTAATACCATTGGAATAATAAGTAGGCTTCTCATAATTTCACCTAGAAGTAATTTGATATTGCTGTTGCGATTGTTGCGAATAATATCCAGAAAATCCTCTCTGAATACCTTCCCCCTATTTTAAGCGAAAGCTCATGAAGCTCGGTCTCAATTCGATCGACTTTTTTATCTATATCGGATTGCCTGTTAAATACTGTGACGATCCGTTCCTCAACCCTGGCCAGTTTAATCACTGCGTCCTGGAGAGAGTCGATCTTGTCCTCGAGTCTACTGAGCCTATCTTGCATCTAATTCACCACATTCGCTTGGTCGTATTCTCGAGGGATCTCATAGGTGCAAGTCATGAGCTTGCCCCCCTCTGCCTTGTAAACAATTAGGTCCATAGTATGCGCTGAATTAAACCCCATACTAGAATGCCAGCGGTCTGGTGGAGCCATGCATCCGTGCTTGGACACAGTGATTCCTTCAAATTCCTGCACTGAGGCATGGTGAAAATGGCCCACCAAGAACTGCCTGTGTGTCGTCTCACCCCAGTCCTTCGGCATATCCCTGGGCATAATCTGAGCCAGTTTGGCGGCCTTGATCTTGTCGCCGTGATGGATGCCCAAGAGCCATTTGTTCCACCTCACATAATGGACATATTGAGATGATTTTAGCACATTTACCCTAGGCTCCTTTGCGAAGTAGGTCTCTAGGATTACCTGCACCGCAAGGCTCGTATGATCGTCATGATTCCCCCTGGCGACCACCAGAGTCACTAAGTCGCACTTAGTAAGCATCTGCTCAACGCCGTTCATTAGAACCTGGGCACAAGCCCTAAGTTGGTCCTCGTAAGAGCACGACATATCTACTAGGGTGCCCTTCGTGGTACTCGCCGGGTTACCCCTATCAGAATGCGCCAGGTCTCCCAATGAGACTAGGAGGCCATTTTTTGCTTCTGGCATCTGATCTACTAATACACAGATGGCCTCGTCTATCTCTCTGGTTGCCTTGCCTACATTGAAATCTCTGTCACCTGTTTCATTTTTGAACGCGAGAGCCCCAATGTGCGCATCACCGATTATCAGACTAGGCATGAGGTCATCCTTACGGACCTTCTTGCCCTTAGCCTTTCGCTTGACCGGGATAACGCCCTGGCAGAGCTGCTCTACAAAAGCGTTAAATGCGTCGGCCTTTTCTGCCTCTGAGGCTGTCCTCTTCGTTTTTAACCAGGTCTTGTTCCCGTCGGGATCAGCGGTATATACGCTTCTACCGATCACGCTCTCACCCGGCCCTACTAGGTGTCTGCTGTCGAAATGCTCTGTGTAGCCGCCGGCGGATGCTCTGGCCTTCACGCCGGCAATGATGTTTCGTACCGTCGCTGGGGTAATATCAAGCGATATTGCAGCTCGTGATGCGTTTCTTTCACTGTTTTCCCACGCCTCTACTACTTCGCGTTGTCGTTCTGTCTTGGCGTAATCTACTAGACTCATGCTCTATTCCTAGTTATAAACAGCGTAGGCGTTTTCCCAAAGCACGAAGTCTTTCTCAAACGTGTCTAGTATCTTCTGCCGCCTATCTGGGGTCAGGTCAGCAAATACGGTCTCGGTTTGATCTGGTGTGAAAATATGAGGATTTCTGCGAAGCTCTATAGGGTCAGATACTACGCCGCCTTTCTCAGAAATAAATCTACTAGCGTGTTGGTGCAGATTTTCTATGTTGAAAACTTCGGCGTGGTCGGGAAAATAATGAGATTGGGCGTACCACTTGTGAAGAGGTTGTGAGCCGTTGTAGTGGTTTAAAGCATAGTCCCAATACATATTTACATTCGGAGTTACATTGTCTAGCAAATGCTGCACCCCAGACGTTATCACGCCATTGTTATTTGCTATATGCGTTTCAACATCTTTACAGATATAAGCATACCCAGATGCCATTCTCTCGATGGGATTTCTGATTGTAGCGATACACGGCATATCAGCTTGGATAGCACTCTTTGCTCTTAGATCGTCAAACGTCCTACGAACCGGGGCCATCTTCTCTAGACTTTTTAACTCGCGCGGAAGATTTGCAAACTCTAATCCGTCAGTTGATATAAACTGGTCAAAGTCTTCCCAAGTAGAGAACGAGCCTTCAACCTTATAAATATCCGTCTTCGGGTCTATTAGCCCAGACTTGAATAAATAAAATGCCATAGAAGTTCCCGCAGCTCTGGGAGTGCGAATAAAGACAAAGTTGTTAGAGTAAGAAATTATCATTTTGTTATTACCGCCGTGTCTGTGTCTTCAAAGAAAATCATACTGCCTTCGCAAACCATGTTCCAGTCTGGGCCTTCCTGCTCGCTGCGAGACGGAACCTCTATTATAACGTGCCGAGCAAGCCACTCAGTATTACCTTGTAAAACGCGCCAGACGTGCTCCTGTGTGCCTCTTCCGGGCATACCTCTGGATTTGTTGAACCTGATCCTGTATTTAAGCATCTGGTCTAACAGGGAAATGAGGATGGCATTCGTGTTCAGCGCATATACAAACTTCATCAAGTGCAAGTAGATATTCGTTCCAGGCTATTTTCTGCCCCACTGTGATAGATGGATCACCAAGAGCC